CCGTTCAGCGTGGTCGCGGTGGTCAGGCCGGTCAGAACCAGAGTTGCGCCAACCGGAGGAGCAGTCGTGGTCGTGAAGGTGGCGGTGACGATGCCGTTCGACAGCGCGAAGCCGGAAATGGCGAGCGTCGGCGGAGTAATGGGGGCCTGCGTGATATAGCCAGTGCCAAGGCCGGTCGTGCCGGTAGCCTGAACCACGGGGTCGCCAAAGAAGATGGGGGTGGTATTAGCCGACGAAACGGCTGCGGAAACTTGCTCATAGGACGGCGTGGTGCCGGTGCCTGAATACTGACTGAAACCGTTAGGAGCGAAAGTATTCGCCATGACGGGTCTCCTTTATAAAAAGGAGGCCATCATCGCTCCCCTGGGCGATCTAGGCCGGAAAAGATTATACTCCCACGCCGGGGGGAGTGAATAATCCCCGCGAAAGGGGATGTTGGGCACGACTTGTAACGATTGTTGCCTTATTCGTCAAGTGCAGTTATTAGGGGGTGTGGAATACCACGCCGGAAGGACAGAAATTAGTATGCGTTTCAAGATTACGTTGAACATGCCGTCGCGCAAGGGTTACTCGGTTCATCAGATTTTTGCGGAACATTCTGCCGAATCCATTGAGGATTTCATGCGTGAGTTTGCGGACGACGGATTTATTGTCGTGCATGAATTGTATAAGGACGGAGAGGATGGTGTTCTTCGCCCACATGGCGAACTGGGCATTTCATATATGCTCGGCTGCAAGGTCGCTGTGCTGGACGATGATTGGGCGAGGGATTAACCTCCGCCCATAATCTGCTGCAACGTAAGAAGCGGGTCAAACTCTCGGGCGCCCTTCGGCCTGTAGGATGGCTTACTGACTTCGTAAATCAGGGTTGTCATGGGCGTGGGCCACTTGCCCTTGAAGAATAGATCAGCTTCAGAATCGCGGCGCCCTTGCAGTAGGCCATTGCCCGTGTAGTTGCCGCGCAAGTCCTTCTCTGCGGGGAACAGGGCGCCTCCCATGAAATCCTTGACCCACTGAGCCTTGAGGATGGCACCCGTGTTCCAGTGGAATGACAGAGCGGCAGCCACTTGGTTTTCGCTCAGATTGCGATCCCCAAATGCTTTGATGATCGCGGGGAGATAGTCATGGTTGAGCGCATTGACGGCTGCGCGCAAACAAGTGACGATTGGCGTTTCCTTGTCCTTGTATTGCATGATATCATAGCCGCCCGTAGTGGCCAGCCCCATGCCCCACGACCAAACGCCCCGAGTATCCTTATAGGCCTCGGGGACAATGGCTTCATGGTGCGCCACATAGGCCACAACACGGGGCGTCAGCTTGATGGGCATTGGCTACTTCCCTTCTTCAAACTCAATCAGCATCTCAAGGATGTGTATTGCCTTACGCAAGTCCTCAACGCCACCCTTGTCGCGCCAACGGGTAACATAACTGATTACGTCACCTTCGGCCCAAGGAATGTTGTTGGTCATGTTATAGGTCGCAGGCTGAATAGCATACTTCTTGTAGTGATCGCCACCGATTTGAACGTCAAGCGGCCCCAATACATCCGTCTGTGCGCTCTCGACTTTCTCACAATTATTAAACGCATCTTGTAGCCACTGCGGCACATCTGCTCCGGTATACATATGATTTGGCATTTGTCGTCTCCTTAATCAAACCTTCTAACTTTCAACGGGATGCGGAACTCCTCACCGCTTTCCCGATGATATACGATAGCCTTGCAGCCCCGAACAGACCTATAACCCGCATAGCGATGCCATGCATCATTAGCGGCAAGCGTGCGGTGCGTCTCCACGGTACAGCCAATAAAGTCCTTCACTTGGTCGTGATGGAAATGGCCACAATGCCAAACACGCCACAGCGCCGCAGCCCACTCATGTGGGACATCATTAGCCATAATGGCGCCCAAATCTGGTAACTTCGCCCCATCCCCATGCGTGGAGCCAATCAGTGTGTTACCAAATCGGTAGTAGTAGAAACCACTTGGTGACATGTCAATCTGGATGCGGGGCTCATCGTGAAACATAGCACTGAGTGCTAGGGAAAGGGTAAACGCTTGATGGGGATCATGGTTTCCGGGGTTGTTTCGGACGATTACCTTTTCATGGTGCTCGAGCATTCTGCGGATACACCGAACCATGGCGCGGAAGCCGACTTGGATGATATGTTGAAAGCGCCCATCAACATCAAGATTGGCACCGCTGCGTGGAGTCCGATTCGTGCTGTTATCGGCGTGGAAGTAATCACCAAGATTCAACAGCAATGCCGTCCCGCTGGATGGTGTCTTGGCGCAGAGCCGATCTACAGCATCAAAGGTAATCTGTTCCGCGATCTTCAGGTCAAAGTTTTCCCCAACTTCCTTGGCCCATGTCATCAAGCCAAAGTGGGGATCGCCAAGTGGGATGACTGTCAGCAAGTCCTTGTCATAGTGCTTGGGAGGGTCGGTGGGGGGCAGGGCGCCCTTGGCGTCCTCACATACGCCCTCCACAACCGCCTTAAGCGCATCCAGCATACGGGCTTGATCTGGGCTTTGGCGCTCCCATGTGCGCTCTACATTGCCATCGCCAGAGCGTTGGACAGTGACTTTGCCCATCAAATAGCCGGGGGCAACACCGTGCTCAAAGTGCCCCGGAGCATGGCCAAGGCGGGAGGCCTTTTGCCGAAGCATCTTGATGCATTCTTCAAGGGTGGATTTATGCCTACCTAGCGACTTGGCCGCCTTGCGGATGCTTCCATGTTCAATGAGTGCTTCAAGATTGCTTCGCTGGGTATCCGTGCAAAGACCCTCTATCGCCAGAAAGCGCTCAATCTCTGATTTGTCCATTTGATCCCCCCTTGTGGGAAGGCAATTTATTTCGCCTCAGTGCCACTTATATCGGCTACACCGCCAATTCCAAGATAATTCTTCGCAGTAATGATGGAATCGCGGGCGTCACGGATGGCAATGCGAATTTCTGGGGGCTCGCCCGACACTTCTAGGGCGGTCAGCAGTTTGTCAAAGCCGTTGACCATCAACATGCAAATTTTCTCGCAACGGGCATTCTGGTGGCGTTTGCCAAACCAATTACCCCCCATTGCACCGGCAAGCAGGCTGATAGACGAACTAATGAATGATGCCTGCACTTGCGGGTCTAAAGGCATTTCGGCCATTTCCTTTAACGAAGTTCGTTCCAAATATATGATGTAGCAGTGCCCGTACTCATGGACGCGCTATACGTGCCCCCCGGGGGGACTATTAAGCACCCTATTGAGCAGGTTGACGTTGTGTTTTGAGCAGACCAGAACACAACCCCTCCGATATTCACAATTATATAAGCGTATCCGGAAATGCCGCTTACACTAATTTGTAGGGCTATCGGCTTAGTGCCACTATTTGTGTAAGTTGTACCCAAAGAGCGAGTGGCATTCATGTATTGCCATGTCTGCCCAACACCCAACGTTGTATTAGATGGAGCCGCACCCAGCGCCGTAAGGGCTGTGGCCGCAGTGGTAGCCCCCGTGCCCCCATTGGCAATGGCGACGGTGCCAGAGACATTGGTTGCGGTTGTCGCCGTAGTCGCACTAGTGGCCGTCGAAGCATTGCCCGTCAGCGCGCCGATGAACGTGGGGGCAGTAAGCGCGCTACCATTCCATGTCAGCAGGCTTGACCCGCCTAGGACACCGCTGTTGTTGAACTGAACCTGCGTGTTGGAGCCGCCCGCGCTATTGGATGGAACCGTACTGGCATAGCCCACATTGGTGCCGTCGCAAATGATGGCGGACGTATAGCCCTGCGCCAGAACAACCGATGTACCGCCACCGCCAGAGGTGATCGTCACGGTGTAGGCGCCGCTGGTGTTATTGACTGCCGACCAGAAACCGCCGATACCTGATGGAATGCGGTAGGTGATGTTGGCTGTCAGCGCACCAGAGAACTCCCATATGCGGGTGCCATATTGTGACTCGATGAGATTGGTAGTCCCGCTGACACCAACCACGTTAAAAGCCGTAGTGCCGCCAATAGCCGCGTCTATGGTTGACCAGTTCGCATTTACCGGAACGTCCCATCCGTTCACATAGCTACCGTTAGTCGGCAGGTTCAAACTGATGTTNGTGGTGCTGGTCATNGCATTACTTCCTAAATGGATTTCTGGGCGAGCGCAAGTGCCTTGGCTACTGTATTGTCATGTAATTTNAGCAGTGGCTCTGTGGACTTGTTGTTCTCGCGCTTAGCCTTCTCAGCCTTGCTCATCAAAGCCCGCACCAAGTGTTCCACACTTTTCTTTTTGACCGTCCCACCGGCCCGATAGCCCGCTCTGCCGCCCGCTGCGTGGGAGGCGGGTTGGGGCGCATCCTCACGCACATAACCTTGTGCCTGTAATTCCTCTGGCGTGGGCGCAGGTGGCGCAACATCCTCACGCACATAACCTTGTGCCTGTAATTCCTCTGGCGTGGGCGCCCCCTGCTGATGTGCCGCCGCCAAAGCGGCAGGAATGTAAGGAGCAGTATTCTGTGCAGTAGATGCCGCTTGTTGAGTCGCATTCAGAATGCGTGCTGGTGCATTAAGGGATGGGGCGGAACCAGCGGCATTAGCCGCAGCATTGGCGGCTATATCAGACTTATCTTGTAGATTGGCGAATTTGTCGCCAATCATGGCGCCAACCGCGCCTCCAAGTGGCCCCGTGGCCGAGCCTAAGGTTCCACCCACTACAGTATCGGCTAAATGCCTGCCAATGGCGCCAACTCGACTTGCCCCCGCACCCAGCGAAACCTTGAGCGGCTGATTGACTAAATCATGTAAATCTGCCGCACTCGCCATATGAGATACATC